ACCACACAGACTGCAGCAAATTCCGTCTCCGTGGTGTTCACTGCCGAGACCTCGCCGATGCCGGCCGCCATCCAGGCTGCAGCGCTGCTGATGATCGGTCACATGTATGCCAACCGCGAGGCGGTGACGACGGCAACGCCGCCGACCGAATTGCCGCTCGGCGTCATGGCCCTCGTTGCTCCGTTCCGTCGCTCGGTGATCTGACATGCTCGCCGGCCGCCTCGATCGCCGCATTGCCATCCAGCGGGCATCGTTCAGCACAAACGCCCTCAATGAGAAGGTTGCGACCTGGCCGACGGTGGCGACGGTGTGGGCCTCTGCAATGCCGGTCAGCGATGGCGAGCGCCTGCGGACGGGTGAGACGATCTCCGACCGGATGATGCGGTTTCAAATCCGATACTCTGCAGCCGTTGCCGATGTGGATCCACGCGACCGCGTGCTGTTCGACGGCCGTGTGTACGATATCAGCGGGGTCAAGGAAATCGGCCGCCGCGAGGGCCTCGAGATCACAGCCACGGCGCGCGGCGAAACGCCATGAGCGTGGTGGTGACCATCGAAGGCTTCAAGGCGCTCGACGCGGCCTTGGGCGAGCTTCCAAAGACGATCGCGCGCAACGTGCTCAAGCGCACGCTGGCGAAGGCCGGTGAGCCGATCGCTGAAGACGCGCGGCGTATGGTTCCGGTGGAATCGGGCGACCTGCGCGACAGCATTTCAGTCTCGCCGACGGTGAAGAACAAGGCAGGGTCAGCCGAATTCGCGGCGGCCATGCGGGCGGGCCTCGGGAAGGATGCTGCGGTCTCTGCCATGCGCGATGCCCGGCGTGCCGCGGGGCCGCAATACTTTGCCGAGATGTTCGTCGGACCGTCCACCCCGCTTGGGTTCCACGCCCACTTTGTCGAATTTGGAACGGCCAACATGCCCGCGCACCCGTTCATGCGACCAGCATGGGACGCGGGAAAATCCGGCGCGCTGTCGACCATCCGCAGCGAGCTTGGGAACCAGATCATTGCTGCTGCGCGGCGCATCGCCCGCAGCAAGCGCTACGGCGCAGACGTGAAATATCAGGCCTCAATGGCCGCATTGATGGCGCACGAGGCAGGCTGACCGCATGGAAGAGAACCTTACAAGCCTGCTCCTGGCGGATGCGGGCCTTTCGGCATTGGTTGCAGACCGCATCAGCTGGGTGATCGCGCCCCAAGGCATCGCCCGGCCCAACGTGACCTTGAACCATGTAAGCGGCGTTCCCGGCTACACGCTGGGCGGCCCGTCTGGCGTGGTCGAAAGCCGCGTGCAGGCCGACTGCTGGGCGCTCACCTATGCCGGGGCTCGCGCGGTGAGCCGGGCCCTCAAGGCCAAGCTTTCGGGGTTCATGGGCGTGCAGGGGGCAACCCTCTTTCACGCCTGCCTGATCGATAACGAGCGGGATGGTTTCGACACGGCCGCCTCGCCCGACAAGTTGTTCCGCGTGTCCCTTGACTTCATCATCCACCACAAGGAAGCCTGACCATGACTGCAGCTATTACTGGCCTCGGGACAACGTTCCAGATTGCCGACCTCGCCACGCCAACCGTTTTCACGACGATTGCCGAGGTGATGGATTTGACCGTGCCCGATTCCCAAGTCGAGCAGATCGATGTCACCAACTTTCAGTCGACCAACAACCGGCGCGAATTCATCTCCGGCTTGGTCGACGGCGGGCAGGTCGATTTCACGCTGAACTGGGTTCCGTCATCGGCAACCGACGTGGCGCTCCGCAATGCCCGCGGCGTCACAAAGGTCGTGAAACTCACGTTCCCCAACGGTGCGACGATCACCTTCAACGCCAATCTGCAGAGCTACAAGCCCACGGCGCCGACCGACAAGCAGATGACCGCTGACGTGTCTTTCAAGGTGTCTGGCGATGTGACCTATGGCGGTGCTGCGGCGCCGGCCAACTCGGTGCTGCCTGCGATCTCTGGCCTGGCCCAGGTTGGCAACGTCCTCACCGCCCAGGAAGGCACATGGGCGGGCGCGCCGGCGTTCACCTATCAGTGGAAGAAGTCGGGCACGAACATCTCGGGCGCGGTCAACAAGACCTACACGCCGATTTCCGGCGATATCGGCGCGCCGCTGACGGTGGCCGTCACCGGCACGAACCTCACCGGTGCGGCAACGGCCACCAGCGCCGCAACGCCGAACGTGATCGCCTAATCGCATGGCGAACAAACACCGCGGTGAGGTGGAGCTTGCGGGTCGCACGCTCCGCTTCACCATCAACTCCCTCTGCGCGCTCGAGGACGTCACCGGGCAGGGCATTGTCGACCTGGTTGCAGGCTTTTCGGTCAAGGCCCCGCGGCTCACGCTCGTGCGTTCCATGCTGTGGGCCGGGCTGATCGACAAGCACCCTGAGACCACGCCCATGGACGCGGGCAATATCATCGAGGACGTGGGCCTGCCGGCCGTCACCGCGGCGGTGCGCGAAGCCTTCGCAGCCTCGTTTCCTGCGCCGGAGGCAAAGACAAGCGCCCCCCCTCGGTAACAGAAGCGGGGTGGGATTGGCCCGTGCATCACTCCACATGGATTGAGGCCGAAGGCGATCCCGAGCGCTTCTGGACCATCACACCGCGCGAAGCCGTCCGCGAGTTGAAATCACTCGCCACGCTTCAGCGCCGGAAACACGAGCAGCACCGCTGGCTCGCCTGGCACATTGGGGCGCTCGGGCGGGTCAATGACTATCCGGACTTTGACGAATTCGTGCAGCCGTCAGGGCCGCGGGTTCAGAAAAAGCGCAGTTGGGAAGAGATGCACGCGGACGCGCTGGCGTGGGCGATGCGAGGGAAACCGCAATGAGCAATGCAATGATCGGCAGCCTGCGGGTCGCCCTCGGCCTCGACACGGCGCAGTTTGCGTCGGGTGCCACGAAGGCGAAGGGGATCGCCTCGTCGCTGTCGAGCAGCATGAAGGGTCTGTTCGCAGGCATGGTGGCTGGCCTGTCGCTCGCTGGCATCACCGCCGCCCTGAAGTCCAGCGTCGATCACATGGACGAGCTGGGCAAGGTTGCTCAGAAGATCGGCATCCCGGTCGATGAGCTGTCGAAGCTTCAATATGCGGCGGAACTCTCCGACATCAGTATCGGTGATCTTCAGGGCAGCGTCAGCAAGCTTTCAAAGCAGCTTGCTGACATTCAGGGTGGTGCAAATAACGACGCCGCCTATGCGCTGGAAACCCTCGGCATCAAGGCGGTGGATGCTTCCGGCAAGCTCCGCCCGACCGGGGATATTATCAAGGACGTTGCGGCGAAATTCGCCGGGTTCAAGGACGGGGCCAGCAAGACAGCACTGGCGATGGCCCTGTTCGGAAAATCGGGCGCCGACATGATCCCGCTGCTGAACGGTGGCGCAGATGCGATCAAGGCTGCTGGTGATGAACTACAACGCTTCGGCGGCGTGGTGACCCCCGAAGCGGCGGCCAATGCCGAAACATTCAACGACAACATGACGAAGTTGAAACGCGCAACTGAATCTGTCGCGCAAAAGTTTGTTGAAGGTCTCACGCCAGCGCTTATCGATGTTACGAATATGATGATCGATAGCATTCACGGGTCAGACGTCTTTCGCGCGGCCGGAAAAGCCATGGGCGAAGTCGTCAAGGCACTGGCTGCTGCCTTTGTGGTTCTGGGTGCGCAAATCCGCGCGACCTATGACGTCCTCGCGGCGTTTGTGACCAGCGCCCTTCTGGCTGGGCAAGGGCGGTTCTCAGACGCGGCAAAGTCCGTAAAGGACTACTTCATTGATGCCTACGACACCGCGAAGGGAACGCTGGACAAGATCAACAAGCTCTACATGGACCCGAAGTCCTTCGGCACGCAATGGACCTTCACGCCGCCCAAATTGACCGATCCTGGGTTCTCGCTAGCGAAACTGCATGAACGCGATGCGGCGGCTGCCAGGGCACACCAAAAGGCAATCGAGGATGCAAAGCGCTCTTACGAAGCGATGAAGCGCGAGGCTGCTCAAATCTTTGAACAGACCCGCACGCCGCTCGAGGCATACCAGGCAGAAATCAAGAAGCTGAACACCCTTCTGGAAAAGGGACTCATCAGCCACGATACCTATGCTCGCGCGGTCAAGCAGCTGCAGGATGAATTCGCCGACACGGCCAAGGTTGCGGATGAAACCGCGAAGAAGATCGAGGACTCTTTCACCAGCGCCTTTGATAGCTGGATCGACCAGGCGATCGACGGCACCTTCAATCTCAAGAATGCCTTGAACGACCTTCTGGGCGATCTGACCAAGCTGCTCTTGCATCAGGCATTCCAGTCGCTGCTCAATCCGGATGTTGCGCCTTCCCAGCAGGGCGGTGGCGGCCTGTTCGGGATGATCGGCAACCTGATCGGCGGGCTGTTTGGCACGACGTTATCGTCGCTGTCGGGCCCGCAATCGGTGAGACCGAGCGAAACAGCCGGTCGGAACGGTGTGTCGAAACTCGTCCTCGAATACCGCAATGCTCCACCCCAGGTGGAACAGCGGCGCGGGGCAGATGGCAATCTCGAATTGGTGGTGCGCGAAATGGTGTCAAACGATATTGCATCGGGCCGCCATGACAACGCGATGATGCGCTTCGGCCTCAGGCCGTCGCCGAAGGTGCGCTGATGCCAGCCTGGCCCGTAACGGTTCCATCTGCGCCGCTCATCGGCACGCTGCAGATTACCACCGAGGATAACCTGATCCGGTTCAAACCGGACAATGGCCCGGCCCAGACGCGGCGCCGCTACACCTCCAAACAGCGGAACTATGCGTTTGAGCTGCTGATGTCGTCAGCGCAACTCGCCACCTTCGAAACCTTTGTGGCAACCGATATAGCCGACGGTGCGCTGTCATTCACGTTCCCGGATCCCGTCGACAACGTGACGCGGGATTTCCGGATGGAGGCTCCGCATCAGATCGCCGGGGTCGAGGCGATCGGCTATTGGCGGATCGGCCTCACGCTGTCGCGGATGAGCTGACGTCATGCTGACGCCCCTTCAAAAAACGTGGCTGCTGGCGCCGAGCAGCAGCGATCCGGTCCTGTTCCTGCTGACGCTGTCGTCGCCGGAGACGGGCTTTGTCCGCCTGGTACTGAACACCGCAGACGTTACCAGTCGGGGCGAGACCTTCCGCGCGGCCTATTTTGAGATCGACTGGATCAGCGATACCGATGCGCCGCCGCGCGCCAGGCTCACCATTCCGAATGTTAACCAGGAGGTGGGCCGCATCGCCGCCCGCATCACCGGCAATCCGGAGGTGTTGATCGAGGCGGTGGCAGCCAGCTCCCCGGATGACGTCATCGCGGCCGCACGGCGGCTTGAACTGCGCGGCATCACGCTGTCGGCGCTTTCTGTCTCGGGTGATCTGGCACGGCGCGACTGGGGAACTGAGCAGACCGGCACAATCCGTGTGCTGCCCTCGAATTTTCCAGCACTGTTCGCGCGACGGGTATCTTGATGCATTGGGCTGACCGCTACGTGGGCCTGCCGTTTCTCAAGGGCGGGCGGGATCGCACGGGCGTCGATTGCTGGGGCCTTGTGCGGCTGGTGTGGGCCGAATGCTGCGGCATCGTACTCCCGCGCTATGACAGCGGCGACCCACAAAGCCTCTTCCCGGCTGACAGCGGGGCCTATGCGGCCCCGATCGCAGCGGCGGACGTGCGCCCCTTCGATGCCGTGATGATGAATATCGCAGTGCGCAAGGGCCTCGCCTGGGAACTGGCTGAAACGCACATTGGTATTGCCGTGACCCCGCGGCGTGTACTGCACATTTTTGACGGCCACGAGTCGCGCATCGATGACATTGGCCCCCTCCAAGTGACCCGCTTTCTCCGCCTCAAGGATATGCCGTGACCGCAACCGCAACCGCGCTGCTCAGGATGTCTCCGATCGACCCGCCCGCGCTGTTGCTGCCGGTCGAGGGCGCCCTGACAATCCGCGAAATTCTAGACCTTGCCGAAGCACCGGCGCATTTCGCTGAGTTCGGCATTGTGAAGGTCGGCGGTGAAATCATCCCATCAGCGTGGTGGGAATCGGTCCGCATCCGGCCTGATAGCGGAACACAGATTGAGCTGTGCGTGGTTCCTGGCACGAAGAGCCTGCTCACCACTCTGGCCACCATTGCCACGATTGTTCTGGTTTCGGCGATCTCGGGCGGGTTGCTGGCCCCGCTGTTCGGTGGGGCGTTCGCTGCCGGCACGCTTGGCGCATCGCTGGCCGCTGCCGGAGTGGGCCTGGCTGGCCAGATGCTTATCGGGTCTCTGTCAGCGCCCCCGGCTTCGGCCAACACCGACAATTCGTCGCGGCGGAAATCGCGCGCTGGTCTGGGGCAGGGTGGCATTTCGGTCAACTCGGTGGAGCCCTTTGCCCCGTTGCCGGTGATCCTCGGGAAAATGGGCCTTTCAGCTCCACTGTTGGCACCGCCTTACACCGAATTTGTCAACGGCGAGATCATCGCCAATGCCGTTGTTGGCGTGCAGGGCCGGTGCGCCATTTCGAACGTGTTGATTAACGGTCTCGACCCATCGCTCTTCACCAATCTCGATATTGAGACACGTGAGGGCGCCGACGGCGAAAGCCAGAGATCGCTGGCACGGTGGACGGTTCTTGAGGATCAGCCATCGCTGGCGATGTCGAAGTTCGACACAATCGGCAATACCGATCAGAACGACTGGCTGGCCGATCAGGCCACCCCCGCCAACAGCGTGGCCCGCTGGCACTATTTCAGCACCGACGGCGTGGCAGACGAGTTCAGGTTGCGCTGTGTGATGTCCGGGCTTGCGGTCAGCGATATTCCGAACGCCCTGGCAGCGATGGCAATCCGCGTTGAGGCCCGGCGGGTCGGTGATACGACCTGGCGGAAGTTCCCCACGGCGCATGTCTACGACAAGACGGCAGGGCGCCAGCCATCGCGCTTCGAAATGACCTTCAAGTGGTCAGCGCCGAAGAACGGACGGCACCTGGTTGCGGCATATCCGACGTTCGACATGTACTATCTCAGGTCGGTGACGGCCGAGTCAGCGTCGTTCCGCTATGATGCCGACGACTATTTCAAGGGCGGGCCGCTGAGCGGCGGCTTCATCCCGACGATGACCGGCTCGACGGGGTTCGGTTTCACGATCTCGGCGTCGTCAGCCACCAGCGGGTTCCCCGCATGGCAGGCGTGCGACCAGAATGAAACCACATATTGGCAATCGGCGGCGTTCTCGCTGCCGACGTGGCTCAAGGTCAAAACCAACGGGCCTATGCTGGCGCGTTCTTACGGCCTGGTGTTTGCATCTGGGGCAACAGCGCCGAATACGGCCGGGACATATTTCCTCCTGTGGGGCAGCAATGACGATGCCACCTGGGTGGAGCTGGACCGCGTCGATCTGCGGGGCGCTGAGACCTCCCACTATTACGGCCAGATCGACACGCCGCAGGCTTATACCTATTACCGCGTCGAATTTTTCGCCAACAATGGACAGTCTCAGGAACTCGTGATCGTGCGCGAGTTCAAGCTGTTCAGCGCCCCGTGCTTCGGTTCTGGCCGCGGTGACGGCGATGCAATCGCCGATACTGCCAACTGTGCATTATCGCCGGATGGCGTGACCTACTGGCTTGATCCAGACTATTCCTATGCGCCCTCACTCAAGTGGCCGCGCGGCGAATATGAATTCAGAGTGATGCGTTCATGGGTCTACCGCGTCGGAACTCTCGATAGTTCGACCTATGCCTATGATGGCAGTACCTCGCTCGCGTTCTTCTTCACATACGCGATGAGTGCCGGGCATGCTATCGTCTACGAAAGCCCGAAACGCCTGCTCGGTGACATGCAAATCGAGCTGGCCCAAACCAAGCGGTTTGAAGAACCATTTGACCCGACCGGCATTGCTCTGATCGCCATCCGAATCCCGAACGCCATATTGAATTCGATCTATGCGGAGTTCACCAGCTACGCCCGGGTTCTGTCTAGCAATGTGTGGCTTGACTACGAAACGCCGACGGCAAACCCTGCAGCGCTCTATCGCAAAATGCTGCTCGGTGGACCGAACCCGAACCCAGTTCCGGGCGATCTGATTGACGAGGATGCGATTTCGGCGTGGTTCGCTCGGTGTTTCACCAATGGTTATGAAGTCAACGCCGTGGTGGAGGGCGACCCGGTCGACGCCATTCTGCAGATGATTGCCTCCGCCGGGAATGCGTCGATGCAGCAGGGCGCGCTTTATGGCGTTGTGGAGGACTACGATACCTCCGGCGATCCGGTCGAAATGCTCCTGTCACCGAACAACTCGCGCGATCTCGGGACATCGATCATCCTGCCGCAGGCCCCGCACGCGGTGCGCGCATCGTTCAACGACGCCAGCGACAGCTTTCGTCTCAAACAGACGATCGTCTACCGAAATGGATTTTCGGCGCAGAACGCGACGTTGTTCGAGCAGCTCAGCTATCCCGGTCGCACCAGCGAGGCGCAGGTCATCGCGCGCGCCAGCTTCGATATGGCGCAGATCGTGGCGCGCCGCATGTCGCTTGGCCGAGAAGTTGGGATCGCTGGATATGCATTGCGGCGAGGCAGCATCGTTGGCGTGGCCGATGACGTGGTGGACCCGGTGGCCTTCGGGATCATTTCTGCCGTCACAGTGTCTGCCGGTAACATCACGGATATCACCCTCGACACGATCATGCCGTTCTCGACGCTGACCTCTGACATTGCAGCCGATGACGATGTGACGACGCTGGCCGATGTGATGAACCCTGCCATTCCCATGGCGATCTCTATCCAGATCGATGACGGAACGGTGGTGACGCTGGCAGTCGCAACCGTCACCGACAGCAACGTCGCCACACTATCCGTTCCGCTTGCCGTGGCGGGCAGCGGCATCGCCGCCGGGCAGATGGTGTCGGCTGGGGCTGCGGCAAAGACCTACCGCCGCTGCCGTGTCCTCGCCATCGAACCTACGGGCCTCGAAACCCGGCGCCTCACGTTGGTTCCGGAAGCCCCTGAATTGTTCGCCTGATCTGATATCAACGGAGTTGACCGAATGACCGTGACCCGCTTGCGCGCCGGAATGCTTGCGCTTGTCGCCGCCCTCGTCCTGGCCGCCGCCAGCACCTTCGCCGCCGTGGACAATGGCGTGTGCACAACTGCTGATAAGGGTGGTGTCGCCGGTGCGCCGTGCCCCGGGACGACGCTCATCAGCAATGCCAACGAGGAACTGTCGACGCTCGCCGGAAAATCGGTGACGACGCTGTCATCGGTCGCTGGCACCAATGCAATTACCGCCAACGCATTCCCTGGCCTCACTGGCTATACCGACGGCCAGACGTTCCTGCTCCGGCCGATCGCCACCAACACCGGGGCCGTGACGCTTTCGATCTCTGGCGTAGGGGCAAAGCCGTTGAAGTCTGCTGCGGGCGCGGCGCTGGGCTCCGGTGACGTGCAGTTCGGCACGCAGTACATCGTCAGCTACTATGGCGCGAATGACGAATTCCGCGTTCTGACCAATCTCGGCACCGGCACGGCCTCTGCGTCCAGCCCATACGTGACCGTCGGCAACGTGGCGGGTCTAACCGCAGAGCGAGCGATCACGGCGGGGCCTGGCTTGATCGGCACCGATGGCGGGGGGAATGGCGCCTATACACTGGGTGTCGATACCAATGCCATCTCGAATTCGATGCTGCGGCAGAGCGCGGCGCAATCAGTGATCGGCCGCAGCGGCGGTGCAGCAGGCAACGTTGCCGATATCACCGCAACCGCCAACGGCCAGATTCTCTACCGCAACACCGGGGGCGCGGTGGTGTTCGGAACGCCGACGGCTGCGAACATCGCCAACGCTCCGGCAGGCGCTGTCGCGGCGTCGGATGTGCAAGCGGCTATCACCGAGCTGGACACCGAAAAACAGCCGCTGGACAGCGACCTGACCGCATTGGCGACGCTCGCCGTCACCGGCCTCTATGTGAACACCGGCGTCGGTACCGCGACGGCTCGCACACTGACCGGCCCCGCCGCTGGCATCACGGTGACGAACGGTGACGGCGTTGCGGGAAACCCCACACTGGGGCTGTCGAACGATCTGGCGGCGGCGGAGGGCCTCGCCACCACCGGCATTGTGCGGCGCACCGCCGCTGATACATGGTCAGCCGGCACGGCGGTGGCGGGCTCTGAAATCGCCACCAATACCGTCACTGATACCAACCTGCGCCAGGGGGCTGCGGCGTCCGTTGTCGGGCGTTCAGCGGCCACAGTAGGCAACGTGGCAGATATCGCCTCAAGCGCAGATGGCCAGGTGCTGCGGCGCACCGGCGGCGCGCTCGCCTTCGGCACGCCAGCGGCCACTGAAATCTCGAACACGCCATCCGGCACGATCGCCGCCACCACGGTGCAAGCGGCCATCAACGAGGCCGTCTCTGAGGCCCAGCCGATCGATAGCGATCTGACAGCGCTGGCGGGCAATGCCTCGGCGGGCCTGTGGGCCTCGACGGCGGTGGGCAGCGGCGCGGCCCGCACCCTCACGGCCCCAGCGGCTGGCCTGACCATCACGAACCCTGCGGGCACCGCAGGCAATCCGACGTTCGCGCTGGCCAATGATCTCGGGGCGCTCGAGGGCCTCGGTGCAACGGGCTTTGGCGTGCGCACCGCCGCCGACACATGGGCCCAACGTACCATCACCGTCGGGACGGGCGTGGCCGTAACCAATGGTGACGGCGTGGCGGGCAATCCGGCCTTGGCGCTCGACTACAGCGATGCCGGCGCAGATCCCGCTCTGGCGGCTGACCAGTGCCGCTTCACCACCAATGCAACCGTGGGCGGGCACATCGTCTGCGAAGGCGATACGGCGGATACATTCGAAACCCGCATCGCCATCACGGACCCGACCGCTGACCGCACGATGACGATTCCTAACGCTGACTCTGTGGCGGTGCAGCCGTTCACCTGCGGCTCGACGGACAAGATTTCCTCGATCTCGGCCGCGGGGGTGGTGACCTGCTCGGCCGACGCTGGCGGTGGTGGTGGTGGCACGCCCGTCCAGATCAACACTGCGGCTTCGGCGGCAGCGAATTTCAACGATACATCACCGGCCGCGCCTGCGGGTTCGCTCAACATCAAATGGCAGCGGACGGCGGGTTCACCCGACTCGATCTCCGCTTATGCCCAGGACGTGGTGCAGGGGCCTGCTTCGGCCACCGACACGGCGATTCCCGTCTATAACGGCGCAACCGGCAAGCTGATCAAAAACAGCGGCGTAGGGATCACGTCGGCCAACGAACTTGCGCTGCCGGATGTGACGTCGCCGACCACACCGGCCACCGACACGCTCGACCTCTATGGCGTCAAGCGCGGCGGGCGCATGCTGGCCCATGCGCTGACGGCCAACCATATCGCCGATCCGCTGCAGCCCAGCCTCGCGTTTCTCAAAACGGCGCGATTGAACGCCACAGGCAACAGCACCGTGCTTTCTGCGGAAGGGTTTCTGAACCTGACCGTGGTCGGTACGCCAACCATCCGCAACGTGGCATCGACGAACCTGTTCACCCGCGTGCGCCGCCTCGGCTATGTGTCGGTCGCTACCGCGGGCGGCCTTGCCGACGTCTATTCGACGGCGGCTCAATGGACCATCGGCGACGGGTCTGGCCTTGGCGGGTTCTTCTTCACCGTGCGTTTCGGCACGTCGGACGCAGCAACGGTCAGTGGTGCCCGCATGTTCGTCGGGATGCGTAACGCCGTGGCGGCGCCCACCAACGTTGAGCCAAACACGCTGACCAATGCTGTCGGCGTCTGCCAGCTCTCGACGTCCACGAACCTCCAAATTTGCTACGGCGGTTCAGCAGCGCAAACGGCGATCGACCTCGGCGCCAACTTCCCAGCGTCCACGCTGTCGGCGGATATGTACGAGGTGATCTTCGACGCGCCTCCGAATTCGCAGGTGATCAATTACGAAGTGAAGCGCTTGGGAACGGCGTTCGTGGCAACAGGCCAGCTCACCGGCACGGTAGGAACGGTCATCCCCGCCGCCACCACCTTCGTGAGTCCTGTGTTGTGGCGGACGAATAACGCGACGGCCCTCGCGGTCGGCCTCGATCTCTCGACGCTCTACATCGAAAGCGACTACTGATGGACCCGCTGCAGACCTACCTCGGTATCAAGGCCGGACACTTCATCGCTGGCGTGGCCGGCGGCATGGTGCGCGCGCTTCTTGCGGGGGGCGGGTGGTTCTCCGCCTTCACGTCCGTGCTCATCGGCAGCTTGACGTCGAGCTATCTCACGCCGACCGTCTTTTCCTACGTGCAGATGTTTCCGTTCCGGATCGACGAACACGCCACAGGCTTTTTGATCGGCCTCACGGCGATGCTGTTATGCGAGGGTGTGATGCACCGGGCCCGCGCATGGAAGAAGAACCCGGTGCTCCCGGGTGTCCCGTGATTAGGCCCCGTTACGGGTGGACGAAAACGCTGCTGATGGCGATTGCCTGGGCCACGCTCACGCTGTGGCTGGCGAACCGCATGGATGCCGTCAGCACCATTCACACGATCTTTCATCGATAGGAGAAGCTCATGCTTCCGAAGACCTATGCCTGGCTCTTGAGCGAGCCCGGGCCGAGACTGCTTGTCGAATTCATCAAGGTGTACGGAACCGCTGAGGTGAAAGGGCCGGGGTCGAACCCGACGATTCTGCAGTGGGCAAAATCCATCGGCCTCAAGTCGTCCTACAAGGATGACGCCATCGCGTGGTGCGGGCTCACGATGGGCTATGTCGCGGCACAGGCGGGCTGGGACCATGCGCCCAATGGCAATGCCCTGTGGGCCCGCAACTGGCTCGATTGGGGCCAGAAGGTCGAGACCCCGGAGCTTGGCAACGTCCTGGTGTTCGCCCGCGGCAACGCTGGCCACGTCGGCGTCTATGTGGGCGAGGACAAGGACGCATATCACGTCATCGGCGGCAACCAGGGCGACCGCGTGTCGATTGCCCGCAAGCCGAAGAACCGCCTGCTGGGCGCCCGCGAGTGCCCGTGGCGCATCAACAAGCCCGGCAATGTGCGCCGGGTGTTCATCTCCGCCAGCGGCGCGCTGACCGGATCGGAGGCGTGATCATGGCCGAACCCAAAGGGTGGATGTGCCCGCAGTGCGGTAAGGCGCATGGTCCGCACATCGATACGTGCCCCACGCAGACAGTGAAGCAGGGCGGTGCCCCGCTGCGCCACGATCCTGCATTTTATCCGTGGGCGAACCCGCCCGACTTTTATCCGCCCATCATCACCCCTGTGCGCCCATGGCCTTCCAAAGACGTCGAGTGGACTGCCGCTGCGTGCCGGGATCCAAACATCGTGACACTTCTCTCAAACTAACCCCGCGCCGGCGGCTCCGGGAAATCTCTGAAAGGACAGACTATGAAACACCACTTTCTCGCGGCGGTGGCGTTCGCCGCATTTCTGACTGCTTCCCCGTTGCTGGCTTTTGCCGACGCTGCAGCAACCACCGTCTCAGTTCCGGCCGGTCAGTGGGTCTCCGACATGGCGGCCTTTGCAGGCCCGCTCGTGGCCGCTCTGGCCCTGTGGCTGATCCGCAAGCTGCCGGCGCAGGTCGCCTCGCTGCTCATGTCGATGCGGGTTGACCAGCTGCTCAACAAGGCGATTGCGTATGCCGTCAACAGCGTTCGGGACGCGACCCATGACAAGCCGCTGTCCATCGACGTCGGCAATGCTGTTCTGGCTGAGGCCGTGCAATACGCCATCAACCATGGGCCCACCGGCCTTATCAACTGGATGGGTGGCGAGGCGATGATCCGCGAGAAGATCCTTGCGCGGCTCAAACTCGACGCCCAGGCGGCTGTTCGATGAACTGGGCGGTCTGGGTGGTTCTGGCAATCGCCGGAATCATCCTCTGCATGTCAGCCGCGATTGCCGGCCGCTCGCCGCGCTTCTGGTACGGCATGGGCCAGATCGTGATCGAGGAGGGCCTGCCGAAGGCCGGAGCGCTGTGGAAGGCTTACAAGGCCCGCCACACCGATGCTGAATGGAAAGAGATCCGCGATAAGTGGGACCGCGAAAAGCGCCCCAATCGCTGAACGATGAATGAGCGCCCGCCGCAAGGCGGGGGCCAGGATGTCTCACCATCCTCGCCGGAAGCCGAAACTTCCATGACCTTGACCGGCCGCGCCGCGGCCACCCCGCCCCGCTGGCTCAGGCCGGCGGGGCTTTTTTCGTTTCAAGACCAGTCAAGAAAGCGGCGGCGCGGCGAAGGTCGCCCGGCGACGGGGTGCCATCGATCCACGATGATCTGCCACTTATCTTGACGCATTCCGCAAACGGCCTCATCACCTCCGCCGCCTCTGCCAGCTTGGCGCGGAGGGCGGTGATCTCGGCGGCGGCTTCGCGTGGAGCGTCATTCTCGCCCTCGTGACCTTCTACGCTGCCGCTTATCCAATACGCGGGAGCTTTCAACCTATCCACAATGTCGCTCATTTCTCCCCCTCCACCTCAGCCGCGCGGGTTGTCGTGGGGGTTGAAGCATCCGCCTCGATGTCGAACACGATGGTGCGCTTGTTGGTCACGGTATCACCTCGCCCAGCTCTTGTATGTCCCAGCTCACGCCGCCGCACTCCGAGTATTCATCTGGGAGGATAGCGGAGTACCGTGCATCCACTTCATCCTTGGAAGGCTCGTGGCCCCAAAGGAGGATAGGGAGATCATCTCCACTATCGGTGAGGCCGTAGGTGGCCCATAACAGGGGTGTGGTTCGCATCTGGGTCACCACCGTGCCACCTTATCGCAGAAGAGCAGGAAGCCCACTAAGACCCAGAAGAAGGGCCACAGAAGGCAAGTAATGAGCACCGTATAGGGGTGGTGGTAGACCCACCCGTCACCCTTTATAGCGTGGCCGCTTTTGATCCTCATGGCTTCACCTCAAGGGCTTGGTGGACAGCATCAAGGCCAATCTGCATCGACCTGACCCACGGGTACTGTTCGTCGCCCGGTATAATGGCTCCACCAAAATCACGGCTCGCGTATTGGTTGACACCATCTGACAAACCGTTCCGCGCTTTGATCAGCGCCTTCACCGCCTCTGCCAGCTTGGCGCGGGCTTCGTCTAGCGTGGTGAGGAGGGAGAGAACTTCTCTGCGGGCGGCGCTGATGAAGGCGGCATCGTTCCTCGCTTGCTGCAAGCCCTTATGCCCGTCAAGCCCTCCACACATCGAAGCAACGCCAATGTGATCTGGCCACGAGCAAGAGACAGTTACATCGCCAGCCGTTGGATCACCTCCTAAGACAGGATCGGTAAAGTCTTGAACATACCACTCACCGGGCGTTGCCTTCTCTTCCAACTCTCTCAGGTGCTTGAAGTCAGTCATGGGCAGGCTCATATGTCGCTTCGAAGATGTCCGGCTTGCAGGGATATAGTTCGCCCTTGATCCCACGAATTATCATGTCGCCCTCGGCAGCGAGATGCTCACCTTCAAGGGTTTTGATGATCGTTTGCCCATTGCGAAGAATGATAACTTCGTTCTCAATCGCTTCTCGCAGCCAGTCAGGGTGATCTGAGTTTTCGTCGTCCCAAATCCCCGGATGGTTGGGAAACGCATCAATGATTACGGGCTTCTTCTTCCACTTGCTCATTTCTCGGTCTCCTTCTCTGTGTGTTCGCCGCAGGTGCTGGTATCTCGCTTGAGCGGTGGGAACCACCGAGAGCGAACAACGCAACTGCCGTGGAAGCTTTGCAATTCAACAATCTCGCCAAGGTATTCGAGAAGCTTCGGCTTATCTCGTCTCCACCACTTGCACGTCTCGCACTTGGGCTGCGTCATGGGGTGGGCTCCTGTGCGTGAGCGGCAGGGAGAGCGCGAGCCCAATTCTTCGGATCATGCCCCTTTGCGTCTTCCGCGCACGATGAACACAAATCGGCTTCCCATATCGGTTTTACCAATGCCTTCTCCTGCAAAAACTCGCCAAAGCGAAACCGAGTGAACGGTTTTACAACGCTCTGTTTTCCGCAGCCGTCACAGACGTAGAGTATCGCCATCTTCATTCCTCCTGTGTTGCGGGGCGGGCTTCCGCCGTCGACTCCTGCAAAGCTCGCCACAGGTCGTTGACCAGATAGAGCGTGCCCATATGCATCATGAGCGGCTGACCGGGCAGTTCCCTGAGTTGGAAAGCTTCCACACGCTTCCGCAGGTCGTCCATTTTCTCGATGAAGCTTTTTTCCATCACCTCGCCTCCCTTGAGTTTACAAAGCTGGGTTCAAACACCGCACATGCCATCGCACTCGTTCAGAAATAGATTTAGCTGACCGCGTTCCTCCGGCGTCGAAAGGTCCACTTCCTCCAGCGGTCGCAAGCTGCGGTGCATGAATTGCTGCGAGCGTATTTTCGGCTGGTGGCGGATCGCACGGTCAACCTCGACGGCATCCTGAAATTCTTCCTGCGTCAGCGCACGCCATTGTTCGTCGCTATGGAAAGGGCAGCCGATGCAGGATGATTTGGGCGGCGTGGGATATTGCCGTTCCTCCATCCACCGCAGGCAATCCTGACGTTTCATGCCGAGTTCGATCAATGGCCACGAGTTAACGATGTACTGCACCCGCGAGGGCTTCATGCGCCACACCTCATCACTGCTGATTCCTATGATCATCTTGCAGCCGCCCTTGGGCCTTCCGCCGAGCAGTTCCACGACTTTCTTTTGCAGTGGGCGCAGCTTGTATTCTTTCGTGCATTGACGGCGGCCCATGCTCGATTTCCCGCGAGGTGTCAGCATGAACCACGGCACCGACGCAAAGCGCTCGTCTGTGGTGTTCGTCCTTGCCATGGTGTCTGCCCGGATATTCCCCGCCGAAACCCGGTGAACCGGGAACGGCAATTGCGTTTCCAGCCAGGCAAGCCACTCATAGACCGCTTTGGGTTCCCATCCGGTGTCAGCGAAGATTGCACAATCGACGGAAGGTAGATCGCCTCGCGCCATCATCAGCGCGATGGTGCTGGACTGGACGCCGGCGCCAAGAGAAAGCACCCTCATTCCTGAACCCCACAGTTTACAAACCCTGCTTCAACCCCTTGAAACGCTGCTGGCGTTCCGGGCCGGGTGGCAATTGTCGCCACCTGCTGAATTCTTTGGCCTATCCACCTCATACAATTCACCGCCATGGAGTTGCCCAGCGCCTTGTAGCGCGGGCCATCGGCGGCGGGCTTGCCCTTGTGCGGAACATCGGTCCAGCCATCCGGGAATCCCTGCAGCCGCTCGCATTCGGTGGGCGTGAGGCGGCGCACGGACCAGGAAGTGGCCACAGCGGTCGGATTTCGTGATTGCAGCGTTGGCGCATGCTCATTCGCCGCAACTGCCTGGGTTGCACTCATGCGCTCGGGAAAGGCGATCACCGGCACACCACGCCCTGTGTCGTCCTCGCTGGCATCATGGCCTTCGCCGCGAAGCGCATGGGCGATCAGGGTTTCGGTTTCGTAGTCAATCCGTCCCATGCCCCCCCCCGTTGAGGCAGTGGGAGACGCCGCCGGTTGAGGCAACAAGCCCTCCGTCGCAGTCGAAGTCGGTTCCAAGTCCGCCGCCGCCTGTAGGGCGGCTTGCAATTGTGGGGGCAACACCTTGCCCCGCTTTGCGGCGCGGCGGAGGACTCCCCGACAGGCTTTCGCGCTCAAGGAGAACCGCGGCGGCACGCTGCCACTGGCCTCCAGAATGTCCGACAACGAACACACGCCGCCGTCGCTGGGGAACAGCGCGGGGGTGGCTGTCCACTCGCACGTATTGAGCGTCACGAACGACGAATGCCCACCCATAGCCGAGTTCTGAAAGTCCGGCCAGGAAGGAGTTGAAGGCGTGTACCTCTTCTGAATCGTACTCATCTTCAGTTTCCATTTCCGCTCCGTCGCACTCCAAATCCAGAGGTGGCGGCGGCGGACACGGATCGGGCGCGTCATGGCTGGTGCTTGATAGAACACCGGGGACGTTCTCCCAAACCAGCCACTGGGGCCGATAGCGGTCAGCAATGGCAAGCCAGGTGAGCATGAGGTTGCCACGCGGGTCTGCCAGTCCCTTTCGGAGTCCGGCGACGGAGAAGGACTGGCAGGGGGTTCCGCCAACAAGAAGGTCAATTGCAAGGTGAGGCCACTCCTGAAATTTCGTCATGTCGCCAAGGTTGGGAACGCGCGGGAAATGCTGCGCCAGCACCCGGCACGGGAACGGCTCGATTTCCGAGAACGCCACCGGCTCGAAGCCGAGGCCGTGCCATGCCACGCTTGCCGCTTCGATGCCAGAACAGACGCTGAGATAGCGGAGGCTCATGGGTTTACAGTCCGCGCTTCAACGCCCTGAAATCCCGTTGCCAGTCCGGGCCGGGTTTCCAGAGAATTGCCGTGTGATTTGGCCCCGGTGTTCACACTGCCGGGGTTCGCATGGGATATGGTGCGATGGTTCATGTCAC